ACGGGATCTTTGCAGCGAACGCGTGCGACTTGCAGAAGTAGCTCGCGGTCGAGAAACTCGAACGGACTGACTGGGGCGCGTCGCCAGGCGCACGAAGCGACTGTGCGTCGAGCCGCATCGCGGAGCGATCGTGAACGACATACTGGAAGGTCTGCCGGTCCATCGGGCAACGCGGAGCCAGCATGTCGCCGATCAGCAAATTGTTGCGGTACTGCTTGGCGTAGTTCGCCGCCGCCACGTTGAGTGCTCCACCTGTAAAAGGACCTGCAAATGCTCCCATGTCTTACACACCTTCTTCCGCCCTGGCGGATAGAGATTTTGCTGCGCCGCTGAACGTTCTAGCGGATGAACGGAGAAACAAAGACGATGAGTTCGTCGCCCGCGAGTGCAGCCGAGCTGATCGCCTTGCCGACGACGTTGTCACCAACCGCTGTCGACGGGACCAGCTGTCCGGCTGCGTTCAAGATGACGTACTGTCCGGCTGTCACCGCAGCGCCGGCGATGCCTGTCGCTTCGCCCCAGAGGACCGCCGAGAGCGGGTCGCCAGCGTTGAGTGTCGACTCCTCCTGGATGCCGATCGCGACTGCGTTCGCGGCGGCTCCGATGGAGAGCGTGTAATCGTTCGCGCCCTGGACGAGACCGAGGCCGCGGAGTTGGTTGGCTGCCGTCGCCTGGTAGGTGCGTTTGTGCGAGTGGCCGACGATTCCTGTGGTTGCTACTGCGGACATAGTGTGCTCACCTTCTGGCCTTCAGGCCGCCGTGCTAAGTCTGTGTGTTGCGCCCGGCCGACCTATCGGCCGGGATTGCTGCTGTGCGGGTCTCAAACATCACCCCGCTGGGAAAATCGTTAGACAGCGCCCGAGGCAGCGCCGCCAGGCATCGTCAGTTCAGGGTGAAGTTCCGCGACCTTGAACATCGCCGTCGCGTAGTCGACCTTCTTGTCTTCCATGAAGTTCGTGATGGCTTCCTGGAACTTCACCGAGTTGCCGTCGACCCTGCCGGGAGCGGCGTTGACGCCCTTCATTCCCCGCGTGCCGGCCGCGTGCTGCTGGCCGTTGTAGACAGGCGCGTTCGGAACGATGGCTCCGAGCTGCTCCATGAAAGACACGAACAGTTCGAGCGGAGTAAGAGACTTCTTCGCGTCGCCCTCGCCAAACTCGACCGTCGCGGTAGTCTTCGCCAGCTCATCAAAGACGATGGAAAGGCCCATCTTCTCGAACGCGGGAACCCACTTGCCGGCGGCCTTCAGCTTGTTGACGGAGTCCACTGCGCGAGCCTTGGTGGCTGCGGTCGCGGCAGTCTTCTGCGATTCGGAGAACGTGGCGTCGTGCGTGGCGAGCTTGGCCTCAAGCGGCTTTATGGCGTCCGTGACGGCTGCCGTGACGGCAGTGCCGATCAGCTCCTTCACCTGTGCTTCGGTGAAGTTCGTGGTCTCCTTCTTACCGAACTTCTCTTCGAAGTTGGCCATGAAGCGTTCAAACAAGCTCTGATTTTCCTGCGACATTGAAACCTCCTGGAAGTCGACCTCGGCCGACACCTGTCCTGCATCGTGAAACTGAATCGGTCTAAGACCCTTGACCTCGGGCGGCTGCGCACCGAGGAACGCCACATGCCGAAGTCCGACAACCTTGCCCGTCTCCGGGTGCTTGTAGAGCGATGCGGAACGCTTATTGAACTTGCCTTGCGAGACCATCGACTCGAAGTCCGGATCTACCTGGCTGAACTGCGCTTGCAGTAGATCGCCCGATCGCCGAAGCGCCGATACCCACGCATACGCCGGAAGGTTGTCTTTCGGGTGCCCGATCGTTGCAGGAGCTTCGTGCGCTGCGGGATCGTAGTTCTGCACGACGCGATCGATGTCGGCCTCAGTGAAGTTGCCCTTCTCGCCGTAGTTACCCACGCGGAAGATATCGATCCACTTGTTGGCCAGCTTGCTCACAGCACGGAGACTAAAGGGCTGTATCTATAAAGGGGTTTGCATCTGGCGTTCGGGGTTAGGTTGGCGGGAGATGGCGGGCTATGCCGCGACCGGGAACGGTTTGGCAAAGCCAGGCGTAGGCACCTTCAGCTGCGCGAGCAGCGGGAGGCGCGCGTAGCCCGGCTCGTTCGCGCTGTCATCCGCTTCGCTGGCCAGCAGCGCGATCACGATGCAGCGGCAGTTGAATCCATTGGGCGGATAGATCTTGTTCCACACGGGATCCTGCACGCGCGCCTGGAAGCCATCGAGCACTGCGTGCTCAGGCCGCACGCGATCGTCGCCCACGGTCATGTACTGCCAGAAAGGGAGCGCCTCCGCGACCTCCGGCTCCGTCATCTGCTCGTAGCGGCCAAGCGAGTACGCCTTCTGCATGTTCGTCGTGAAGACGGTATCGAGCGTGAAGGCCGTGATCTGCGATGCGCCGGCTTCCGTTGTCATCTTAGCGACGGCCTTCTCAAAGTCCGCGCGCGTACCGCCCTTCTCCATCACGTCGGCCAGCTCGTCACGCACCTTCTCGATCAGCCGCCGATCGGTGACGCCTGCGATGGTGAAGGCGTCGCGCTTGTACTGCGCGGAGAGCCCGTCGTAGATATCCTTGGTGACCGGTGTAAGGCTGCGAAGATAGTTCGCGCTGCCATTGGCTGGAAGCTTGAGGCTGAAGCCGATCGACGCATCGATATCGTCGTCGTCAACCAGGTCGCCGTCGTCGAACTGGGTGTGCTTCAGCGTGCTCTTGAAGCGCGAGCCCATCGAGATCGGCACAACCTTGCCCGTCTTGCGATGCACGTCGCGCACGATCTGCGTGCGGCCCAGCAGGTTCGCCGCAGCGAGGTGGCGCGCGAGCAGATCGCCGATCTTCTCCTGGTCGCTGCTCGCGTGATGGATCATGATCGATTCTCCGCAGGGCGAAAGTTAGTGCAGCCGAACCTCAAGGCAGAGCCTCCAGCAGTGAATCCCCTCGTACGCGTGAAGTAGACCCAGCAGACTCCCCGACATGTTGGGCAATCTGCACGCTTCATGGTCGCGTTCCGGTACGGATGAGTGAACTCTCCGAGCGTATGGCCGAGCTGCGTTGCGGCAGCTGCAGCCTGCTCGGAGATAGGCTTCCAGTCTCGCTTACTCACTCACTGCACCTGCCCGTGGCCGGCGTTGGAGCGATCTCCATCGTCGATCGTTTGGAATGCATACTTGACTTGCTTGATCGCGTTTTCAATGTCGTTCCGCGCGGCGTCGCTGGTCAGAACTTCGGGAACGCTGTGCCGGTCGAGCTCGTTGAGCAGGCGGCGCGCGGCGTGAATGATGATGTCATGGTTCGGGTTGCTCATAGCTGCTCCTTGTTGCTCGGTGGTGCGATACACAGCAGCGGCGCGCGCGGTGCGCACGCTACGCGCACGCCACGCCTCAGCTCTTCCAGCCGCAACCTATGTAGCCGCGAGATCGTTCTGCGCAGCTTTATGTTTTGCCACAGCAGAAGGCTGTTGAGACGGAGCAGCGCGCGATGGGCCTTCACATTCACTTCACTACCCCGGCAGGCGGAGTCACCGCGCTCGCGACCTGGTTGATGCGGTTGCGAAAGATGCGGGTCGAATCCGCCCGCAGCTCATCGAGCACGCGGTCATACTCTGCCATCTCCTGTTCAGCCAGCGCCGCCCCTTCTGCGAAGCTGGCCGTCGTCGTGTCCGCGATCGCGACCTGCGCCGCGTTCACGTTCGGCTGCAGCACCACATCTCCGGCGTCGGGAGCTGGTACCTGGTACTTGCCGCGGACGTAGCTCTCAGTAAGGGCCAGGCCCAGGCGCTGCACGCCCGAATCGATCACCAGGCGTTTCGTCAGGTCCTCCTGCTCCTTCACGTCGTACTGCCAGCGCGGCATGGGAGCCTTCGGCCCGAAGTTCCACAGCACCAGCGGTCGAATCAATTGATCGTTCATGACGCCCTGCGTCATCTTGCACAGTCGCACCGCCTTCGTGTCCTTGGTGTCGCTGTGGGTGTCTCCCATGCCCTTCGAGCCGGTGCCCTTCTCGCCGCCGAAGCTGGTCAGCGTCTCGCCCAGGATGCGGCGGATGATGTCCAGTTGCATCGCTTCGAAGAAGTGTTCATAGACAGCGGGATCCTGGGCGCGCGCGATCGTCAGCAGTTCCTTGTCGTACTCGAAGTTCATCGGCACGCCGACTGCGACCTCTTCGATGATCGATTGCGCGAGCTGCGCAGCCTGCTGCGCGAGCGCCGGATTGTCGCCGTCTGCATAGCGCACCACGGCCGTGCCAGGTCCCTTCTCCGCGAAGCGGATCCATAGCCGCTGGATGTTGCGCTTCATCCAGCTCGACCAGAAGATGCTGCGAAGCAGCGGCCTGCCCATGCGGTTGCGGCTGCGCGGCCGGTGCGAGAAGATCAGGAACTTCTGCTCCGGCACCAGCACGCCGTTCGAGGCATACGGCGAGTTCAGGAATTGCATCGGCCCGATCTGCGGGGTGAAGCGATCGCCGAAGAGAAACAGCTCTTGCGGGCAGTCCTCGATCCGCACCAGGTTGGCCTGACCCATGCTCACGTCGTACATCACCTCCGCGACGCTAAAGCCGTAGCCCGGCGCATCGAGCAGGTTGTCCACTACGCCGTCCAGGTTCGGCACGTTCGCCAGCTGCGCCTTCACGAAGTCTGCGACGTCCTGCGCCGGGCCAGAGTCGTCGAACGGCTCGATCGCATAGTCGCGTTCAAGCACCGCCTCCTTCAGCGTGTCGAGCGCGTTCGCAACGTCTGTGTCCTTCTCCTCCAGCTCGCGGTAGTAGAGCATCGCGGAGCCGTCGTCGCGCACCATCTGGTCCCAGATGATCGACGGGTTACGCGTGCCGCTGAACGCCAGCATGTTGCGGTAGAGCGAGATCTGCGTATTCAGCAGCGCCTGCGTCGATACGATCTCGCCAGCGGGCGGCAGTGCGGGGATTTCGATTTCTTCGTCCATTGTCAGAACCCTTTCATCAGGCTTTGCATACTGGGCTTCTCGCTCTTCGTCATACCGAGTACCGGCCCGTTCCCTGCTGCCGCCCAGTCGCACAGCGCCTTCGCCCAGAAAGCGTCGGCGTGGGCGTAGCGCTTCTTCTTGCCGCCGCCGGCTACGGCGGAGTCACCCTCGATCCGCGGAGCGTCGAAGGTAACGCCGGTCGCCGTGGCCTCGCGCTTCACAGCCATCAGCTCCGTGCGCACCTGGGCGTTGCGCGGCAGGCGACTCTTGCCCAGTTCCAGCTTTTTCTTGATGCGCATGGCTAGATCCACCTTCATGCGCACGCTCGTGTTCTCCGCGTCGTGCTTGGTAGACTGCACGGTCTTGTCCTGCTTCACGGCCTGGTTGGTGCCGGCGAAGTTGATACCGACGATGCGACCCTCGTTCGTCTGGTTCAACAGGTCGTAAAGCGCGATACCCATGCCTGTCGCGTCGATCGCCACGCGGTCGCACATCTTCACGAAGGGGTCGAGACGCTTGTACTGGTCCGGGAAGGTGGCGGCATAGATATACAGCACCATGCGCGTCCAATAGACATCGCCGATCTTCTCGTCGATCCACATCACGGTTGCGTCGTGATGCCTGGCGACGTCGATGCCGCCATACAGAGGACCGCGAGACTGGAAGCTGGGCAGCATCTCGGTGGTTGCGTCGTCATGCTCATTACTGCTCACCAGTTCCAACGGCAGCCAGGCACCAGCGGCCTTCAGGAACTCGCAGCAGAACTCCTGCCGCCAGGTGTCGTCGTCGTCGACGCCGGAACGCATCTCGTCGATGTTGATCGGGCAGCCCTCGGCCACGGCCTGGTGAACGTCGATCCAATGTCCAGTCCACGGGCCGTCATGAACTGGGTTCGGGTCAGGAGCGACCCCATCCGTCAGCTTCAGCCTGGTCGCCAGGTCGAAGAACTTACCTTGCTCCCCGTTGGGAGTTGAGAGCACGCGCAGCTTACTGTTGCCGAGCGCTGTCTGCCGTATCACCGCCGCCCAGATCGCATAGCTGTCCTCGTGATGGGCGAACTCATCGAGCACCGCGTTGCCAGGGTATCCGCGCGCGGTGCGGGCATTGGCGGGGAGAGCCATGATGCGGCTACCGTTCGGAAACGAGATCCGCTGCACGATACCCACGATGGAGCCGAGCGTCAGGCTCAGGTTGTCGTCGAAGTCCTCATCCTGGAAGAGCTGCGCCGTCGCGCCCATCAGCTCGATGTTGTCCTTGCATGTCTGCACAAACTCGACGGACTGAGGCTTCGAAGCGCTGAGCACCGTCCAGGTCGATTTGGGATGCCGGAGGCAATCGAAGATGGCCTCGAGCCCGGTCGCATAGCTGTAGCCGATACG